TAGAACTATTGCACATAATTTAATGGATAAAACATATACAATACATGATTATGATTACAATTTGGACTATGAAAAATCACACCATACAGAGCATGATGGCAGTGGTGGTAAAACAGATGATAAATCAATGGCGCCAATGATAAACTATCATGGTAACCAATTTAGTGATTACGCAGAGACTCGTACATTTATGAAATCTAACACAACCAAAATACATAATGATTTTGAAGATGTACCAAAAGAAACAATGGCCAAAAGATTATCACAAAAGTTGGCTTTCGCCTCAATGCAGGTAGCACTCACAGCAAGAGGATTCACAGGATTGTCCGCTGGTGATGTAGTCGCATTAGAGATTCCGTCATACGAACCGGCAGGTGTTGATAACCCTTTAGATCACGATCCCTATATGTCTGGACGCTACCTGGTTAAGAATATACGGCATAAAGTAGATACGGCTACAGATAAACACACAATGAATATTACGTGTATGAAGGACGCCGTAAGAACTCCATATCCATCAGAGGAAATAGATACCTTTACAGGTAGGGAAAACACCGAGGCCACCAACGTATTACAGTATGACCTAGATGACGCAATAATAACTGAAGCAAATAAAGGAGGTCCACCAAGTGTACTCTCATAGGCTTAGAGAATCTCCGAGATTTCCGACCGCTCCGCTCGCTTTGACGATAGATATACTAACGGAGGCCATATAAGAGGCCATGACGAGAGGATTTGACCATAACATATTAAAGACAAGATTAAGGAACAATGAATATGACAATGTATAATAAAGAGAACAACCCTTATAGACACATAGACCTTATGCTCAAGGCGGCCTTTGTTAAATCATTTTCATGGGTTCAGAGAACATACACCACCGTGTGTATCAGAGGCAGGCCAATAGCTAAAGTCATGCTAGCGCATGCCTATTCCATTGGAAAAGGTTATAACGCATTAATAAATAACAATACGCAGGCCTACAGAGACCACGTTAAGAATAAAGGCCATTTGCGTAAGGATAAAAGTAATAGGTAGAAATGACGTATAGTGTAGAGATTAAAAACAAACATATATCGGAAAATATTTAAGACAATGGCCAAATTTATAGGAAAGAATACAGAGTTTACATGGTTCAGTGGTGTCGTAGAGGACAGATTAGACCCAATTAAAACAGGCCGGCTTAGAGTAAGGTGTTTAGGTTTTCATACAGAAAATAAAAGTTTATTACCAACGGCCGATTTACCGTGGGCGACAGTGATGTTGTCTACGCAGAGTCCAGGTATTTCTGGACTAGGAACTTCACCGAGTTTTTTAGTTGAAGGCAGTTGGGTATGGGGATATTTCCGTGACAGTGGCCACCAGGAGCCTGTCGTTTGTGGGAGTTTGCCAGGTAAACCGAAATATTATGGCAATCCTGACATGGGCTTTAATGACCCAATTAGGAGATCAGAGGATGATATTGAGGATGTGGCCATTGAGGATTACGGAAAAGATTCAGAAGATGACGACAATTACCACAAATCGGTATTCCCTAGAAACATAAACGAACCGGACACCAATAGACTGGCCGTTAATAACCCGGACTTGGAACACCCTACGTTTACGGCAAGGAAGGCCGACAGAGAGGATCCCGAAAAAGGTAATTTGGAAATACCAACGGCGGACTTTGACGAGACGCAGGCCGCTGATGGCAGTACAATAAAGGCCAGTGACTCGGACACCTGGGACCAACCAGAAATTCCTTACTCGGCCATTTACCCATACAATCATGTTTTTGAATCTGAACAAGGCCATATTAAAGAGTACGATGATTCTTGGGAGTATGATGAGTACACCAACAAATATCATTTTTACACACGTATACATGAACGCCACAAAAGTGGCACAGGTTATGAAATAGATAATTCAGGTTCTATTGTAAAGAAAATAGTGGCCGACTCTTACGAGATTATTGACGCTGACCATTACATAAACATAAAACAAGATTCAGATATTACAATCAATGGCCGCCACAAAATATTCATTAACAAAGATGGCTTTGAGGACAACCACTATGACATTCACGTGGGCGCAAATGCCAATGTGAACATACAAGTAGACAAAGGAGATATTAATATGGTGACCAAAGATGGCCGTATTAATGCCGTTAGCAGTGGCGATTACAATCTTAAAGTGGGTGGCAATTACACAATATCAGTAGAAGGAAATAAACAAGAAGACGTAGCAGGTACTAAAACATCTAACACAACAGGTGCAGTAATACATAGAGGGGCTACTATTGATTTGAATCCTTAAACCACATAAAATTTTTCATATATGCCGGCGCTATTGATTTGGAGGTGGCCAGATTTAATCTATATTTGCAATAACAATCATTAGCATTATCCTTTATCTTATTTTTTTCCTCCAGGATTTCGGTGGCCGGTGGTAGTCAACTGGAAGTTGATAGCTTGGAGCATTGACTTTATCATATAAATAGTATAAGATATGTTAATGGATTTAACTATAAATTTATTATTGATAAGTCTTCCTTTTTTATTAGTACTCGCATTACTGATTATGTGGAACAATGAAAAACCTGGCAAATAAGTTTTATTACATTTGTGGGTTGCTGGCCATTATAACAGTATTTCTATCCCTATTATTATTATTCTATTAGACACTAGGTCTATAAATCTTACAAAGCATATATAACGGTGTTGAGTTTCAAGGAAGGCTCCAAAGCCCTATAGGCCGGACACTTGATTACTATTCGCAAAAACAATTTACACTTTTAACACTAATCTAATATAAATATAAGTGTTGGTATTTACCAACTATTTCATTCTATATCTAATATTTCTGATTTGGTTTATTGATAAAAAAATAACCGTAAAGGGAATACATGGCACGAAATACAGGCAAAGTAACATACCAGGATATTAAGTATGCTCTACTTGCATTTAAGAAGAAGGCACCTAAAGTACCGAATTATACGTGTACAGACATTGATAATATAATTACCACTCTTGAACATTTACATAATGGCACGAAGAAGTTAACAAAGGTCCGTCTTGATGTTTTAGAACGCAAGTTGGAACGTCTACGATCTTCCAATGAAATGCTAAGAGACTCGGGTATCTATTGGTATGGTATCTGTAAAAAGCTATTAGAACAATATGAAAGTGAGTTGAGCCATAAAAGTAAAAAAAATCGGAATTAAGTTCCGATAGTTCTAGGAGGAACGAAAAATGGGAGAATTTTTTCTTGTTATTATGATGTGTATAGGGACTGCTTGTCAGACGATACACAACGAAGTACCATTTGAAACATATGATAGTTGTTATCAGACATCGGTGGTGGTTGCAAGTGAATATAATAAGAAGTATCCTAATAGTAGAGGACAATGTTATTGTTTAACAAAAGAGCAATATGAAACTTACCTAAATAGTACTACAGAACAAGATAGAAGTATATTAGGTGAAGAGCCTAAAATAGGTAAACAAACTGGTATGCCTATCTAAAGGAAAATTATGATTACATTAACAGAAGGTGCGAAAGCACATTTAAATAATTTAAAAGCAAAACATAAAGTAGATTATGTTAGACTAGAAGTCAAAGGTGGTGGCTGTGCAGGTCACGAATACGAATGGTCATTTATACCAAACGACTTTGAAAAGACACCAACTAAAGATGATATTATAGTTGACAATCTAGTAGTAATAGATAATCTATTTGAAATATATGTCGCAGGTATGGAGTTGGATTACAAAGAAGAAATCTTTGGTAGTTCTTTCCATTTTAAAAACCCTAATACTAAATCATCATGTGGTTGTGGAACATCATTTAGTATCTAACATAAATAGTTTTATATTATGGCTGAAACAAATAGAGAAAAGATTGAAGGTACAGAGATACAACACGGTATCAAGATAAAGGAAAATTCCTTTTTTGATAGAAGACATAAGAGATTAAATATTGATTTATCTCATAGATGTCCGTTAGAGTGTTTACGTTGTGGTAGACAAAGAAGTTTTACAAGTAAAGGCCTAAAAGTACCAGGCAGAGATTTAACAATACCTGAATTTAATAAAATATTGGATTGGTTTCCACGAATATCTTTTTGTGGCCAATATTCAGACCCAATACATCACCCACAAATAAACGAATTATTAAAAATCACAAAAGAACGTGGTACTAAAGTTGAAGTACATTTAGCTTCATCTTTAAAACCTATGAAACATTATATAGAGGCCTTTAAGGCAAACCCTAAAGCAAATTGGATATTTGGTATAGATGGCATACCTGAAGAAAGTCATAAGTACAGAGTAAACCAAGATGGTAGAAAACTATTTAATATAATGTTAGAAAGTAAAAAGTATTTACAAACTAAACCTTTATGGCAATTTATTATATTCAGTTATAATGAACATAGTCTTGATGAGGCAATGAAAATGGCCAAAGAGGCTGATGTTAATTTTATATTAATTAATAGTGCAAGATGGACAGATGATGATGATTGGTTAATGCCTAAAACAAAAAGGACAATAAATGACTAAAGTTACCGATAACTCTTTAGGTGTTGATTTATTAAATCTAACATCTAGAGCAGAAGGAGATGTTGAGTTAGACCCTTTATGTTTTAAAGACGCAATTGCTTTAGCAGTTACTAATCAAGGTGTATTACTACCTTGTTGTAGAATGGACGATCCAGAAACAATGAACGACCCATTAATGAAAGATATGTTGAACGCAAGTGTTATAAATGATAACAATAAAATAGAAGATATATTAAAATCAAAACAATGGAAACAATTTGCAAAAGACTTATCAAATAATATAGGACCAAATGCATGTAGGACTACATGTGCTAAGTTAAAAAAATATACACAAGTGGTAGAATGGATAGATACTGAAAAAGGTGTAGCAACAAGTGTGGAGAAAAAATAATGAAAATATTAGTATTTCTTTTAGCAATGTTTTATGCTACAACAATACAAGCATTAGAATTATTAATGGCACACAATCCTAAATGTCACATTTGTAATAAATTCATGGATGAGGTTGCTATTGATTATGATAACAAAGAATTACCTTTGGTTATTATTAATCTATATAATCAGCCTGAATGGTTTAAAGAAGCGTATGCTCAAAACAGAATTAAACCTATTAGAGGAACACCAACATTTATAATATGGAATGGTAGAAAAGAATTAGTTAGACTTGTAGGTTATAGTAATAAAGAAAGATTTTATAGGAGAGTAAAGGATATATTTATAAATGAGAAATAGAAAAAAATTGGTAATTGGTGGTTGTAGTTGGTCAGATATTAACTATATTGATTTAATAAATTCACAAGAAGCGCCTTTAGCAAAAGAAGGTGATGGTGTTGTACCACACCAAATGAAAAGAGAAGGTGCTCCAATAATTATTAAAGATTTTCCTAATTGGGCACAACTTCTAGCAAAAAAATTAGATATGGAATTAGTTTGTTTAGCTAAGTGTGGTTTTGGTCAACAAGGAATATTCTCAACAATACAAGATTACGTGGCGAGACATGATCCACAAGAAATTGGTTTATGTATTGCAGCCTGGTCAAAAAGTCAAAGAGCAAATTGGCAAAAGAGAAAATTAGAATGGGAGGATGGTAGACCTAATTTATATGGTCATGTACATTTTTGGATATTAGATTCATTAAGATACATGTATGCCTTTCAAACATTAATGGAATATAATAGAATACCATATAGACATTTTCAAATGATTTCTTTATTTGTAGATCATATCTATGAAGTAGAATATAAAGATAATGGTATACCATTTAAAAAAATATATGATAGTTGTTGTGATGTAATTAAAACATCACCATACTTCCATAAAATGAAAAACTTTATTGGTTGGCCTATCATTGAGGAAGCTGGTGGTTTTGTTCTTGGTGATGTACAAATACATAAAAATTGGGGAGTGGAAAATAGATTAGCCAATAATTTAGCAAGTTCTTCCTTTAATCCTTATAATAGAGATTATGAGGATAGAATAAAAGGTAGAAACAATAAAGAGTTATATAAAATATTTGGTAAACATGTAGGTATAGCTCCACGAGATATGATTAATTATGATTATGTTATTAGTGACGCTAATCCACACCCAAATAAAAAAGGACATGAATGGATTGCAAACTGTGTAAGGTTATATGGTTTTAATAGTCAACGAGTTCAAGATAAACAATACTATCAGAAAATGTTGAGAAAGGAGAAAGAATGAAAGTAGGATTTACGTGTAGTGCTTTTGATTTGTTACATGCTGGTCATGTACAGATGTTAAAAGACGCTAAAGAAGAATGCGATTACTTGATTGTTGGATTACAAACTGATCCAACTATAGATAGACCAAAAGAAAAGAAAAAACCAATACAAACATTGGTAGAGAGAAGTATACAACTTAATGCTATAAAATATGTAGATGAAGTTATACCATACGAAACAGAAAAAGATTTAGAAGATATATTCCAAATGTATAATATATCAGTTAGAATTATAGGTGAAGAATATCAAGGTAAGAATTTTACTGGTAAAGAGATATGTGTTAAGAAACACATAAAGATTGTTTACAATAAAAGAGAACATAGGTTCTCCACCACTGATTTAAGAAAACGTATTATAGATAGTTAATTATATCTAAAATAGTTATTGTTTGGATTTCTATAATATAAACTAAATGTATCAGCACCAAAAATATGACAAAAAGATTGAGGTCTTTTATAGTTCGGTTTTGAACAACCTCTATATCTATATCTAACTTTCTTGGCGTTTTTAGCTCTAGTAATTTCTTTAAAGTATTTTAAATACTTAATTGGTATACCAGCAGCTATACAAGACCCTTGATATTTAAATGGGTCTAACATATGTTTAAGTAATAATGGGTTTACTATTTTTCTAAAAACTTTATCACGTCTATTCATATTATCCTCTTAATCTTCTTTGTGAATCCATATACAAAGGACCAGTCCATTTGATATGGTAATTGCCATTTAGTACATTTCCTCTAGGAGAATTTAAAGCAGGTGCATTATAACCAGCCGCTTTTAATATATCGCCTTTTTTAAAGTGTTTAAAATCATTCATTACGATAAATGCAAAAACACCACCATCACGTACAACTCTAATGTACTTTTTACCTTGTGATACTCTTGTTTTATTATCCCAATTTGCGATTTCTTCTTTTGAGTAGTCAGAAACGTTACCATTTTTGTCGGTAGTCCAAGAAACATAATCTGCCTTGGCACCATTCATCATATTTTTAACTCCTTCATCTAAAGAAGTTGCTTTTAAGTTAACTATTGTCATTATTTTCCCTCCATAGTGTATAGTGTTAATATGCCTGAAATTAACATAATTCCAAACATTACAAAGAACATTGGCCAGTTATCGTTTCCTAAACAATGACCACCACAATCTTCAATGAAACCAACTGCCATTATAGCAGAAAGTATAGTTGTAATACTAAAAAAAGTATTCATAGTGTTTTCCTTTATTATTTTCATTTATTGGTCCACTATACCAGATAAATATAGAAAAGTCAACAAAAAAATGAGCAAAAATGAAAAAAAATCAAGTAAAATGGCGCTTTTTTTAGTCTGTTCGCTTTTTGTTCTAGTTTCTTGCTCAAAAAATGTTGAAAAATGTCGCTTTTTTGAGTTTGAGCAAGAATCAGTAAAAAATTATGCAAAAAATTTATCCGGAAATGAAATTTATGCTCATATTCGCTGTAATTTTTAAACCTAAATAATATTATGACTTATTGTATGAATTGTGGAAATAAATCTCACGATGATTTTCTAAAAAGAACGGAAATAGATGAAAATGGCAGAATTTACGAAATTGTCGTTTGTCAATATAATAGAATTGAAGAAAATATAGAAATAGAGGAAAATAATGAGTAAAATGCGAGAATTTAAATTTATAGATGATGAAAAAGGCGAAAAAATAATAGAATCAACTTCATTTAAGAAAGCAGTAAAATCTTTTCAAAATCAAGTTAAACAAAAAATGGTATACGTTGAATGGGTAAGTAAAAAAGGTCAGGAAATGACCAAATGGCAAATATTACCATTAGGTAGAAAAGACAAAATAGGAAGATAATGCCAGCAGTTAGTAGAAAAGGTGACGCTTTAAGTACAGGACATGCTTGTGTAGGTTCAACTATACTTGATACACCAGGACAAGGTACTTGTAGAGCAAATAGTATTCTAATTGCTAGAGTTACCGATCCAACTGTACCTCATCCAGCGCCTCCAATACCTCCTTGCCCGGATCATGTTAAAGTTGTTAACGTAGGCTCTTCAACTGTTAGAGTACATAGCTTAGCAGTAGCAAGAATTGGCGATAGTACAGACGCAGGAGCTATGACTGCAGGATCATCAAATGTTTTTAGCGGTTAATTACCAATTGTCGTATAAATATAAGCATGCCAAACTTTGATAGTAGCAATACAAACAATAGCAAAAGAGCAAATAGAATCTATAAAGACTTGGATTTGAATTTTGGTCGTAATCCTGTTACTAACGATGTAAACAAATTGACCGATGTAGAGGCTGTTAAACGAAGTGTTAGAAATTTAATACAAACTTCTCACTTTGAGAGACCTTTTCATCCAGAAATTGGCAGTGATGTTAGAAGTATGTTATTTGAACCAATGACACCTCTTACAGCGCTTAATTTACAAAGAAAGGTTAACGAAGTTCTTGATAATTTTGAGCCTAGAATTAAATTAGTACAAATTTTAGCTAGACCAGACCTTGATAGAAATAGTTATCACTTAACAATAATGTTTTATGTTATAGGTACAACAGAGCCGGTAACAATAGAAACATTTTTAGAAAGATTAAGATAATGGCAAGTAATAAACTCGTAGTATCAGATTTTGACTTTGATAACGTCAAAGCAAACTTAAAAACATTTTTACAAAATCAACCAGAATTTTCAGACTACAATTTTGAAGGATCAGGCTTTGCTGTTCTTTTAGATACGTTAGCTTACAATACACATTATCTTGGTTTCAATGCCAATATGTTTGTAAATGAATCTTATTTAGATTCTGCTGACATAAGAAAAAATATAGTCTCATTAGCAAAAGCAATCGGTTATACTCCATCATCTGTTAGAGCGCCAATGGCTGAAATTGATATTTTAGTTAACAACGCTTCAGGCTCAAGTATATTAATGAATAAAGGAACAACGTTTACAACTACAGTAGATGGAACAGGATATAACTTTCTTACTAACGAAGATATTACAATCACACCTTTAAACGGTGTTTATAAGTTTTCAAATATTAAATTATACGAAGGTACTTTAGTTACTTTCAAATATACAGTTGATAGCTCTGATTCAGATCAAAGCTTTATGATAAGAAATATAGACGCTGATACTTCTACTTTAAAAGTAACAATTCAAAACTCTGTATCAGATTCAACATTAAATACTTACACATTAGCTACAGGTTTAAGAAATTTAAATAATACATCTAAAATTTACTTCTTACAAGAAACAGATACAGGTAAATTTGAAGTTTACTTTGGTGATGGTGTTATAGGAAATAAATTAGAAGATGGTAACATAGTTATTTTAGAATATATTGTTACAAATCAAGAAGAAGCTAATGGCGCTAGTAAATTTGAATTAGGTTCTAGTATTGGAGCATTTTCAAATGTAACCATAACAACTAAATCAAATGCTCAAGGCGGATCAGACGAAGAAGAAAAAGAGTCTATTAGATTTAATGCGCCTCTACAATATACAGCACAAGATAGAGCTGTCACAGCAACAGATTACGAAACAATAGTAAGATCAATTTATCCTAATGCATTATCAGTTAGTGCGTGGGGTGGAGAAGATGATGAAACACCAGTTTATGGTGTAGTAAAAATTTCAATAAAAGCAGCTTCAGGTTCAACTTTAACCGAGGCAACAAAAGCTTCTATTGTAAAAGAATTAATACCTTATAATGTAGCGGCTGTTAGACCAGAAATTATTGATCCAGAAACAACATCAATTTTATTAACTACTACTGCTAAGTACGATAAAAAAGGTACTAGTAAATCCGATGATTCATTAAAATCAGAAATAGTTACAGCTATTACAAATTATAATAGTTCTACTTTACAAAAATTTGATGGTGTATTCAGATTTTCTAAATTAACAGGTTTAATAGATGGTGTTGATACAAGTATTTTATCAAATATAACAACTATTAAAATGAGAAAGAATTTTACACCAACTATAGCGTCTTCAACAAAATATGATATATATTTTAGAAACGCAATATGGGATCCACATGATAGTCATCCACCAGTTTTGACATCAACAGGATTTAAAGTTTCAGGTAGTAATAATGAAATGTTTTTAGATGATGATAGTAAAGGTAATATTAGAAGATATTATCTAGTAAGTGGTGTTAAAACATATGCTAACTCAACACAAGGTACTATTAATTATGAAACAGGTCAGGTAACTTTAAATTCATTAAACGTAGCTTCAATATCAAATATTAGAGGTGTTGTTTCTAATGTAATTGAATTAACTGCTACGCCAAAATCAAATGATATAGTTCCAGTTAGAAACCAAGTTGTAGAGATAGACGTTTCAAATTCAAACATAACTGTAGAGGAAGATACTTTTGTAGGCGGTTCATCCGAAGCTGGCGTAGGCTATACAACTACAACAAGTCATTAATAAACAATGGCGAAATTTGATAATAAAATTTCCAACTTAATACCGACTCAACTACCGGATTTCGTAGTTGACGATCACCCAAAATTTGTAGAGTTCTTAAAAACTTATTTTCAATTTATGGAGGCTGCCGAATTACAGGTAACTTCTATTCAAACTACAGACGGAATAACTTTAGAAAATCAAACAGGTGTTGCTAACAATTTAGTATTAGATGGTGGATCACTTGGTGCTGAACATACACAATTAGATTTAGATGATAAAATTATATTAGAAGATAGTACATATGGTAAATTTACATTTAAAGAAACTATAACAGGACAAACTTCTAAAGCAACAGCTACAGTATTAACGGAAGATTTAATTAATAATAGATTATTCATATCATCACAAGATAAATTTATAGGTGGCGAAATAGTTGTTGGTTCAATTTCTAATGCGTCAGCTGTTGTTAATTTATATAGACCTAATCCAGTTAATACTATTCAACAATTAACAAACTTTAGGGATCCTGATAAAGTTATTTCAAATTTTTTAGATAGTTTTAGGGACGAGTTCTTTCAAACTATACCAGAAAATTTAGCTTCAGGATTAAACAAAAGAAATTTAATAAAAAATATTAAATCGTTATATAAACTAAAAGGCACACAAAAAGGCCACGAATTATTTTTTAGAATATTATTTAACGATAGCTCTGAAACATTTTATCCTAGAGAAAACTTGATGAAAGTATCTGACGGTAAATGGGATACTAAAACAGTTTTAAGAGTAATAGCTACACAAGGTAATACTTCATCTTTAGTTGGAAGAAAAATTACAGGTAATACTTCTAACGCAACAGCAATAATAGAACATGTTACTAAATTTTATATTGGTGCTAATGAAGTTTCTGAAGTTACTATAAACAAAGATACTATCATAGGTACTTTTCAAGTAGATGAAGAAATACAAGGTACAGCAACTGATACAGACGATTATTATATTTTAGCAAATATTTCAGGAATACCAGGAACAAAAACAATTACTAATGACGGTAATTTATATACTACAGACGATATTATAACAGTCACAGGTGGTGGAGAACAAGCTGCTTTTCAAGTTAGTGATGTTGGTTCTGGTAAATTAACGGAAGTTATTGTTGACGCCGGGGGTTCTGGTTATGAAATTGGAGATGAATTAAGTTTTGCAAATACAGGAACATTTGGATCAGGTGCTAAAGGTGTAGTTACTGTTGTTAATGGTGCTGTAGCACATGAAGATACAGATCATGTAGTATTAGAAGATCAGACAACTTCAGGAGATCATCTTACAGGAGATAAAATTGTTTTTGAATCAGATACAGGTACAGGAGATATTACAGACGTTTACTTATATAATGGTGGTGACGGATATAAAACTTTACCAACAGTTACGGTAACATCTTCAGCTGGTGCAAATGCAAACTTATTATCTTATGGTACAGAAGTAGGAAAAGTTTTAGGAATAACAACAACAAATTTAGGTATTAAATATCAAAATTCTCCTACACCTCCAACATTATCTTTTGTACAAAATTTATTTTTGACAGGTGTTACAGGAAATTTTGCAAATGCATTAACTTTAACAGGTGCTTCTTCAGGTGCAACAGGATTAGTAACAGATTGGGATACAGATAGAAATATATTAAAAGTAAAAAATGTATCAGGTACTTTTCAATTAAATGAAACAGTAACAACTTCAGGTGCTAGTGGTACTTTAAAATATTTAGATTTAACTACAACAACTGTAAATGTCGCTGCTGTAGTAGATACAGATGGTAAATTCTTAAATGAAAAAGGATTCCTTTCAGAAAATACTATGAAAGTACAAGATAGTTTATACTATCAAGATTATTCTTATGTATTAAAAGTAGGTAACTCAATTAATTTATGGAGAGACGCATTTAAAAAAACAATGCATACTTCAGGTTTCTATTTTACAGGTCAAGTTGATTTAGAGAGTAGAATTAATATGCAAGTTAGCATAGCAGAGGCTCTTAACACAGGTACAATTGGCGAACCAATAATTTCAATGATGAAATTAATATTTTCTACTGTATTTGGTAGAAGATTAGGAACAATAGATGATGGAACAAGTTTAAGATCAGATTCATACTTTGCTTCTCCAGCAGTAGTATATCCATATTTTGCTACTACAACTAGAGACGTGACTTTATCAAGAGCGCCTATAGGTGTTAGATTAAGTTTAAGAATAAGAAGAAAAGTTGGAACGAACAAAACTATAAGTCAAGGATTTGCATATTGTGGTCCTAGATTTTCTTCAATAAACAAGTGGGCTAATACAGCATATGGTGTTACTGTCAATAGAGCAGGTGGTATTAATGGTACATCTGGTATTACTTTTAATAGATTAAACGAATTAAAGGTTACTGGTACTAGATCAAGTTTAGATGGTACAACAGCTCTACTTAATATGATAAGTGGTACTAATGTAAATGAAGATGATAATGGTTTTATGTTAAAGACCAACTTCACTTTTCCAGCAGATATTACATTCCCAGGCGAAGAATCATTTAGTGGAAATACTATAAAATTTGATAGCACTAATAATGAATTTGACCAAGCAAACGTATAAATATAGGATATAAATAGAGATAGAAATGGCAAAACAAACAATATCAATCGGTTCAGCTCCAAATGACGGTACAGGTTCTACTATTAGAGCAGGTGGAGATTTAATCAACGATAACTTTAACGAAATCTATAGTACTATAGGAGACGGTACAAATTTAAGTACTGGTATTATTACAGGTAAACAAGAAGGAGCAAACTTCTCAAACTCTTTAATGATCGGTCACTCGGTGACAGGTACTTTGAGTGCAGCTCAAGAAAACGTTGCTGTTGGTAAAACATCTTTAAGAGCAATTACTTCAGGAGACGATAACGTTGCCGTGGGGTTTGCAGCTTTAGAATCAATGACCTCTAACAGTAAAAGTACAGCTGTAGGTCACTCAGCAGGTAAAGACGCAACAGGACAAAGAAATACTTTATTTGGTGCAAACGCAGGTTTAAGAGTAAATGCAGGACAACAAAACACTTTTGTAGGTTATAATGCAGGTCAAACTATAGAAACTGGATCAGGTAATGTTATTATAGGAAATGCTGCTGGTAATACTACCGGTGAAACTAGAGCAATGATAATTGCAGGATCAGATGGTTCTACTTTGACAACTTGGTTAGAAGGAGATAGTACAGGTGAGGTTGTAATATTTGGTAACCCAACAAAAAATTTAGGTATTGCAACAAAACAATATGTAGACAGTTCAATTTTAACTGCTGTATCCGCTGAAGACCAAATATCAGAAATGAACGATGTCACTTTGACAAGTATTGCAAGTGGCGATATTTTACAGTGGAACGGTAGTGCTTTTGTTAATATAGCTTTAGGTACAATAGGTACTATGGCTGCTCAAAATGCTAATGCAGTTGCAATAACTGGTGGTTCTATCACTATGGCTAATCTATCTAATGCGTCAACTCTACTAGTAAAAAATTCTAGTGGCGTTACACAAAAAACAATTATTGGAACAACATCATAGAAAGTATTATAAATAGGAATAACAATTATGCCAGCGATTATAACAACAAAATTCAGAATTAATAACAGTGAACAGTTTCACGAATCTTTCACGGAAGCTTCGCCAAACGTTTACTACCTAGGACTTGGAAGACCTCAACCTTGGGGTACTTTAACAAGAGCTGATTCTCGTACAGATTACGAAGGAACAGACGCAGCTCCAATAACTCCAGGCGACAGTGTCGTTGCAGAGTTCAATACCTACGATGATTTATTAGCAGCTAAGAAAATTACAACTTCGGATATTTCTTTTGCTATACCAAGAAGAAATTGGGCAACAGGAACAACATACGATATTTACAGACACGACTATGGCGAATACTTAACAGGTAGTGTATCTACAAGAGTTACTGCTAATAGTGGTGCAACAATTTTACATGACGCTAATTTCTATGTATTAACTACAGACAGAAATGTTTATAAGTGCATAGACAACGATGGTAACACAGCTTCAACTGTAGAACCTACAGGAACATCAACAACTGTTATAACAACTGCTGACGGATATAAATGGAAATACATGTTCACTATGTCAGCTTCTCAACAATCAAATTTTTTATCAACAGACTTTATGGGAGTATCAACTAACTCAACTGTTAGTGCAGCTGCTATAGACGGATCAATTGATTGTATAAAAATTAAAGCAAGTGGTTCAGGTGGAGCAAACGGTACACATTCAGTTACTATTAAAGGTGACGGATCAAGTGCAACTGCTAACGTTTTAGTTTCAGGTGGTATTATTACTTCTGTAACTATGACTAACGTTGGATCAGGTTACACTTTTGGTACAGTTTCAAATACAGAAATTGTAGCCGCTGGTGCAACAGGTTTAACAGGTGCTGAATTAGATGTTATTATCTCACCAAATGGTGGTAATGGATTTAATGCAGTAGAAGAATTAGGTGGTTTCTTTGTAATGCTAAATATAAATTTAGAAGGAACAGAATCAGCAAACTCTGGAGATTTCCATGCTGGTAATGATTTCAGAAAAATCACTTTAATAAGAGACCCAGCAGCTGGTGGTTCAGCCGCTTCAGCTTCAACATTAAGAGGAACTAAAGCAGTTAGAATTAACTCAACTCCAACTCCAGGTACTTTTGTAGTAGATGAAGAATTGAATCAAGCAAGTACAGGTGCAGTTGGTAAAGTTGTAGAATGGGACTCAACAAACAGAATTTTATATTACATGCAATCAAGACATAATGACGCCGGTGTTGACTCGTCAGGTAATTTAACAGCATTTTCTAGTACCGAAGTTATCACAGGTCAAACTTCATCAGCAACAGGTACACCGGAAACAAGTGTAACAAGTACAATCAATAACGTTGTATTTTCAGGTGGTTATTCTGCCTCTGAAATAGACCATGATACTGGTGATATTTTATACGTAGAAAACAGAGCTCCGATTCAAAGAGCAACAGATCAAACAGAAAATATCAAACTAGTTATTGAATTTTAGGGAGAATTAAATGCCAAGTCCAACTGACTTTAATCTTTCGCCTTACTACGATGACTTTACTGAAACTAAAAAGTTTCATAGAGTTCTTTATAGACCAGCATTTGCTGTACAAGGTAGAGAGTTAACACAATCGCAATCAATTTTACAAAATCAGATTGAGAGATTATCAGATCACGTCTTTGAACAAGGCGCTATGGTTATACCTGGCGATATTTCTTATGACTTAATGGTAGGTTCTGTTAAGTTAACTTCATTTACAGATTCAGCTGCCGTTGGTGTTGTATTAACAGATTTTGTTGGTTTAACTTTAACAGGTGTTTCTTCAGGTTTAAAAGCAAGAGTTGTTAAAACTGTAGCAACAGATGGAACAGATCCAAACACTTTACTTGTTAAATATTTAAATTCAGGTACAAATAATACTTCATCAGCATTTACAGATGGAGAAACTATATCAGTAGCAACAACTTTACAATCAACAGTAACAACAGTTTCAGCAGTAGTTAATACCACAGCAGATGGTAGTATGGCCGCTGTTAATGAAGGTGTTTATTATATTAATGGATTTCATGTTCAAGTAAGTAAACAAGATTTAGTACTAGAAAAATATTCAAACACTCCTTCTTATAGAGTAGGATTAATAATAACAGAAAGTTTTGTAACTCAAAATGATGATTCAACTTTAAATGATAATGCTCAAGGAGTTTCAAATACAAACGCTCCAGGTGCTCATAGATTTAAAATAGATTTAACATTAGCTAAAAAATCTTTAACTGCTACAGATGATTCAAACTTTGTAGAATTATTAAGATTAAAAAGTGGTATTATTCAAAACCAAGTTAGAACAACTGATTATGCAGTATTAGAAGAAACATTAGCAAGACGAACATTTGACGAATCAGGTGATTATTCAATAAAAGATTTTGATTTAGATTTAAGAGAACATTTAGTATCAGGAGATAATAGAGGTATTTACACTTCAGCTGATGGTGGATTAGAAACTAAAATTGCTGCTGGTTTAGCACCAGGTAAAGCATACGTTAAAGGTTATGAAATAAGTACTATTGGAACAAGATTTGCTGATGTAGATAAGGCAAGAGATTTTGATACACAAAACAATTCTAATACTAGATTTGATGTAGGAAACTATGTGTACGTTAATAACGTATATGGTTCTCCAGATATTGGATTTGTTTCAGGTGATGTTGAAGCTTTTAAAAAAGTTGGTTTATATAATACAGCAACATCAGCAAGAGGAACAGAAAATACAGGATCAGGTTCTAATATACCTATAATAGGTCGTGCTAAATCTAGAGGATTTGAATATGCTTCAGGTACAGCTACAAACAATATTTTTTCAAGTTCATCATTAACAAGTGCAGTATTCAAACATTATCTATTTGATATTGTTATGATGACTCACTTAAACTGTCCTAAAAACCAAGCATTTACAACTGGAGAAGAAATTACAGGTGGTACTTCAGGTGCTAAAGGTACATTTGAAAGTATATCAACAAATAATCAACATTCAATAACAGCTGCAACAGCAGCTAATCCTGTAGTAATAACTTCTACAAACACTTTAAAAGATGGTCAACAAGTGACAATCAATAGTGTTGGTGGTATGACAGAATTAAATGGTAACACATATACAGTAAAAAATCCAACTAGTTCAAATTTTGAATTAGATGTAAACGGTTCTGGTTTTACTTCATATACAAGTGGTGGTACGGCAGATCAATCAGTTGTTATTTTATCTGCTGTAAACGGAACATTTACAGCTGGAGAAATTATAACAGGTGGTATTTCATCAAACACTGCTACTATTCAAGCAGACGCTAGAGGATTTAAAGGTGTTACTTCATATGATTTCACATCTACAAAACAAATTGGTATGGCTGGTACTCCGGTATTTACAGCAGATACTCTTATAGATTCTACATACGGAGAAAGTTTACAGATTACAGGTACATTATCAGTTGCAAACAGTAGCAACGCAATTACAGGTTTTGGTACAAAATTTAATACAGAATTAAGAGTAGGTGATTCAATCACATTAACTACAGACGCAGGTACTTCACTAACAAGAATTATTGAAGCTATTATTTCAGATACTTCTTTAGAAATATCTAGTGCAGTTGGTGGTTCAGATGTTTCAACTAAATCAAATGCAAATAGAAACAGAGCAACATTTAAAGATTCAGATAAAAACATTTCATTATTCAAATTACCTTATGAAAATGTTAAGACATTAAAAACAACTTCTAACTCTGGTGCTAGTGATACAAACTTTAAAGTTAGAAGACACTTTACAGCAACATTAGGATCAAATGGTGACGCAACTCTTTCAGCAGGTACAAACGAAGTATTCCCTTCTATGGGCGAATATGATTTTTCTGTATCAATAATGTCAACAGGTTCAGGTGGCACAGGTGCGACAGGAGATTTTTTAAGTTTAACTGGAAATAACCATGAAGGTGATGTAATATTTTCATTAACTGGTTCGCCAGTAGGTAAATCAATAATTTTAGATTTTGGTGCTAATTATGCAGGACATAAAATCAAAGTCTTAGCTACTATTGTTAGATCAGTAGTAGAAGAAAAAACAAAAACATTGGTAACAGGATTTACAAGAAATCATACAAGTTTAGCAGATATTAAAAAACAAGGTGGTATGAGATTAAATAAATGTGATATTTACAAATTAAACTATGTTAAAATGGCAACTGCCTTTGGTTTATATTCGCAATCAGGAGAAATTGATATTACAGATAGATTTACTTTAGACAATGGTCAAAGAGATAACTTCTATGATATAGGTAGAATAACTTTAAATACAGGTGCAGTAGACCCAACAGGTTCTATTCAAATTAGTGTTGATTACTTCTCTCACGGTTCAGGAGATGTTTTCACTGTTGATAGTTATTCAGGCGCTGTTGATTATGCAGATATTCCTTCTCATACTTCGGATACAACTGGAGACACTTATGAGTTAAGAGATTGTTTAGATTTCAGACCAAGAGTTGATGACGAGGCTAGAATTAATAGAGGATACCAGGACCGAGATTATAACGGTACAGGTGCTTCAACTGTAGATGTTGCTAAATTTGGTTCTGATATATCTTCAGATTTAGAATATTACTTATCAAGAATAGATAAAATTTTTGTAGATAAAGATGGTAAGTTTCAAGTAGCTAGAGGTGCTAGTTCATTAATTCCACAAGCGCCTAAAAATTTAGATGGTGCAATGCATTTATACACTTTAGATATTCCTGCTTATACTTTAACTCCAGAAGATATTGATATTACTAAAGTAGATAATAAGAGATATACAATGAGAGACATTGGTAGATTAGAAAATAGACTTGAAAATACAGAATACTATACTCAATTATCTCTTTTAGAAATGCAAGCAGCTAATTTACAAATACAAGACGCAGATGGATTTGATAGATTTAAAAATGGATTTTTAGTAGATAACTTTACAGGTCATAGTGTTGGTGACGCAGGAAATTTAGATTACAAAGTATCTATGGATATGGCAAAGGGTGAAATGAGACCTATGTTCCATGAGGATGCCGTACAGTTAATAGAAGCTGATGATGACGGTACTTCAATAACTGCTTTAGATAGAACAGACGCTAAGTATGCAAAAACAGGTGATTGTATGACTTTACCTTACACTGAAACAACTTTAATAGATCAACCTTTTGCAAGTAAATTTGTTAACGTAAACCCATTTGACGTTTTCTCATGGGCAGGTAATATTCAATTAACTCCACCAAGTGATGAATGGAAAGAAACTGAAAGAATGCCAGAATTGGTAATTAATAGAACAGGTAGTTTTGATACGTTAGTACAAAGTTTAGGTAATCCAAATTTAACAAGTGTAGCAATAGGTACTGTATGGAATGATTGGCAAGAGTTCTGGTCAGGAACACCACAAGAATTATCTAGAAGTAATGTAGGTAATATTAGACGTGGTAGACGAGTAATGCAACGTACAGCAATTACTGAAAGAGGTCAATTATCAGCAACAAGAACAGGTATAAGATCAAGAATAGTACCACAAGTAGTAAGAACATCAATAGGCGATAGAGTTGTTAGTGTTGGTTTTGTTCCATTTATAAGAAGTAGAACATTAACCTTTATAGCAACTAGAATGAAACCTGAAACAAGAGTTTATCCTTTCTTTGATAACATTGACGTAGCAAGTTATATTACACCAAACGGTGGTTCGTTAGGTGGCAATTTGGTTACAAATATTAATGGAATGGTTACAGGAACATTTTCAATACCTGATCCAAAAGTGAATAGTAATCCAAGATGGAGAACAGGTCAAAGAGTATTCAGATTAACAAGTTCAGTTACAAACAATTTAAGTACGGCAGTTCAAACTTCAGCAGAGGCTGATTATGTTGCTAAAGGTGCTTTAGATACAGTACAAGAAACAATTATTTCTACAAGAGAAGCTCAAACTGTTAGAGAAAGTACTGTTGAAACAGTTAGTAGAGGAACACAAACAAGAACAAGAATTACCGAACAACAAATAGGTTGGCATGACCCATTATCACAAACATTTATGATTGATGACGCAGGTGGTGTATTTGCAACTTCAGTAGATTTATATTTTAGTTCAAAAGATAGTAATATTCCGGTAACAGTACAAATTAGAGAAGTAGTAAACGGATATCCTGGAAAGAGAATACTTCCTTTCAGTGAAAAAACTTTAAATCCAAATTCAGTAAATATAAGTACAGACGCAACAACGGCTACAACATTTACTTTTGACTCACCAGTTTACTTACAAGAAAATACAGAATACTGTTTTGTTGTTATGGCAATGACCAACAATTACAATTGTTATGTTGGTAGATTAGGTGAAAAAGTAATAAATTCAGATAGAACAATTTCGCAACAGCCTTATGCTGGTGTTCTATTCAAATCACAAAATGGTTCAACTTGGACGGCTGAACAAAACGAGGACATTAAGTTTAAAATAAAGAGAGCAGAATTTGAAAACGTAACAGGTACGGTTACACTATGTAATGACGTATTACCTACAAGAACATTAAAAACAAATGCAATTAGAACAACTAATACATCTGGTGTAATTAGAATTTCACATCCTAATCACGGTATGCATGGTACATCAAACAACGTTACAATCGCAGGTGTTCCATCAGCAACTTACAATGGCATTGTCCATTCAGATATTAATGGAACATATACAAGTATTTCTAATGTAACTTTAGATAGTTATGATATTACTACTTCAGGAACAGCAACAGCGACAGGAGATATAGGGGGATCTGCTATCACTGCTACACAAAATAGAGCGTATGATGTACTAAATTTAAATTTAGCTACAGCAACAGTTCCAGGAACAAATATAACATATGCAATTAGACCTACAACAGGAAGATCAATTCATGGTAATGAGTCAGAGTTTAGTTTAACATCATCAGCTAATGCAATATCAGCTATTGCAGGAGATAATATTTGGTTTAATGCACCTAATATGGTTGCAAGTGATATAAACCAAACTAATGAAATGTCAGGTAATAAATCTTTATTCGTTAACTTAACGTTTACAACATCAAATACTAAACTATCTCCAGTGCTAGATATGGCAAGAGTTAGTGCATATACAATTCAGAATAGATTAAATTCAGCAACTAGCTTTAATACACCAAATTATGTAGCAGATACGGAAGCTAGTGGTACATCATCAGCAGGAGTTTATGTTACTAAACCAATTGTTTTAGAAAACTTATCAACTGCTTTAGATATTAGAATGACTTCAAACGTTAGAGCAACTTCTAGTGTCCTCGTTTATTATAGATTATCTTCTTCGGAAGAAGCAAGAAAAATTGACGATATAGGTTGGACAGCATTTAATGATACAGGTTTAGAAGATACAACTGTTACACCTGCTGAAGATGATGATACGTTTAGAGAATACAAATATAGTGCAAGTGGTTTAAATGAGTTCACTACATTCCAATTAAAAGTTGTTATGAAAGGTACTAACTCATCATACCCACCTGTAATGAAAGATTTAAGAGGTATTGCATTGGCAGTATAAAAATATGGCAAATTATAATACATTAAAGGTTGAAGGATTTGAAAGTCTAATTAAAGATGTAAACACTAAAGCTATTATTAACACTAATAGATCAGAATACAACTCATATATGGCTAGAGTAAAATCAAGAGAAACTAATAGTGATACAATAAGAAGCCTTTGTAAAGAGATAAATATATTAAAAAAAGAATTATTTAATATTAAGAAAGAGTTAAAAAATACTAGGAAAGGATAATATGCTAAAGAAATTAAAAGCGAAAATGAAAATGCCTAAAATTACGTTACCTAAATTAAAGGTACCAGAAGCTGTTAAAAAAGCACCTTCTAAAGTTATGGGCTTATTTAAAAAGAAGAAAGATTAAGACAAATGGATAACAAAAATTGCAACAATCCACACTGTACTTGTAACCCTTGTACTTGTGATCCTTGCGAATGTAAAGAATAGAAAATGGCAGTAAAAAATATAGCAGGAACAGATACACTAGAAACATTTAGAACAACGTTTAACGACTTAGCTCTAAATGATTTTGGTGACGCAGCTCTATTATCTCCAGCAGGAATATCAGCAACGTCTGTTGTTGGTGCTGTAATAGAGTTATCTTCTCAAATAGGTACTGGACAAGGTCACTATATTAGAGACTCTGGTTCAACTGTACAGTTGATAGCTCCTGGTAATACTGTATCATTTTTAGGTACTAGTAACGAAATCAATGCTGTTGTTTCAAGTCCAGATACAGTTACAGTTGGATTCCCAACTAATGTAACGATTACAAACTTAACTGTTAGTGGTACTTTAAACGGACAAACAATTACTTTTCCAAGTGCGTCTGGAGAAATTATAACAACTGGATCAATTGATCTAGTGACAGAGAGTATGATGGCTGATGACTCTGTCGGTTCAACACAAATGAAATCGCTATCAACTTTATTAATTAAGAATAGTGCTGGTGGTTTATTGAAAACACTACACGCCGCTGGAGTTTAAACAATGAGAATTTATTATGAATATATTATTAACAGGCAGTGAAGGATTTATAGGAAAACACCTTCATAAGCATTTAGAAAATAACAATCACAAAGTAATCCCAATAGACAAATTATCAGGTAACGATTTAATAAATTGTAACCTTAAATACGATGTAGGTTTGGTCATACACTTGGCTGGCCTTTCAGGAGTTAGAGATAGTTTAGATAGACCTACAGAATACTGGAAAGAAAATGTAATTGCAGGTCAAAGACTATTTGATTATTTTCCAAATACAAAAATATTATATGCAAGTTCTTCAACGGCCATAGAGCCTTGGCGTAACCCTTATGCTATGAGTAAATATTCTTTGGAACAAATTGCACCAGAAAATAGTATCGGTATGAGATTTACAACTGTATATGGACCAGGCGCTAGGGAACATATGTTGATACCAAGAATATTAAGAAACGATGTACCATTTGTACATACTAATCATACAAGAGATTTTATACATGTAGATGATATAATATCTGCTATTGACACTTTAATGAAAAGTGAATTTACAGGTGTAACAGATATAGGTATAGGAAAATCTTATAGTTTGCTGGAGATGATAACGTATTTTGGAATTGATTTTAAAGAAAAAAGGGTAGGTAATGAATTTGAAAGAGAAGATAACACAGCAGATACAGAAGTTTTAAATAAACTAAACTGGTCGGTTAAAACTGACCTATATAATTATATAAAGGAAAATAAAAATGTCAATTGAAGTAGTTAAAAGAGAACATAAAGAAGTAGGATTTGGTGATGGAATGTTAAAATATTTTGTTGACGCTAGATTTACTAATAGTAAAAGAGATTGGATTGAAGTATTAACTAATGAAAATAAAGAGAGTCTTACATCTACTCACGTTGAGTTTGATGAAAAACATCCATACTTTATATCATTAATGAAAGTTACCAATATAGAAAAAATACATGAGAGTACATATCGTCACAATGAAGAACAAAAAAAAGAATTTGAACAGGTAGCTTTAGCTATTGCTAAAAGAGAGGGTCTTGTACAAACAGACGATACTTCTCCAACTAGAGTTCTTGATTTTATATTTAATCCTGAAGAAGCAACCGAAGATGAAATGTTTGCTTTAAAAATAGCCTTATTTGAAATAGATAAGATAAAAGATTCTAAAAATCTTGATGGTAAAAAAGCATTAAGAAAATGTAAAACTAGAATTGACTTGTTAAAGAGTGCTCTTAATCTTTATAGTGAGGCAGAATAAAATCTGACCACCAACCTTGCCAACCTGGTTCTAATAGGTGGTTCATTTGACCTAAAGTACAAATACTAAATTCTTTTGGTGGTATTTCATACATATAGTTTTTAATAGAAGGACAAACTTTATCATAGTTTTTATAATTTATTTCTCTATAATAAAACTCATCACTACCTTTATTGTATTTTTCTAGGTACATTTTTTCGTTAGACTTAAATTTATCCCATATATGAGAAACATCTCCTGTCCAAGAGACAATAGTTGAGTTTAATGGAGTATGAGCTTCTTCTCTCCACCATAAATCATTTAATAAAGTAAAGTCTTTTCTGAATAAATCTGGTAACTCTTTCCATATAATAACGTCTAAATCAAAGTATAAGTTCTCCCCATCCCGGAACTTATCGTACATTTGGAATTTATTATACCAATTACCGTAAATATCATTTTCAATAACTTCAAAACTATCATATGATATACCAGAGTGAAAGTCTATCATATATTTTAAGTTATCAACATGCCATTGTGTAAACTTATTACCGAATCTACAAGCTATTATTCTCCGCATTTTAAAACACCATCAATCATATATTTTATATCTTTCATTTCAGATACTAAATCAATATTAGCCCATTGTCCAGATTTTTTAATTTGTTTATATAAACTAGCAAATGAGTTCATATATCTTTCTGGTCCAACACCTGACACTTCATAATCGCCACACATAGATAATACTATCTGTACATAATGTCCTTGTTCAGCCCAACGTAAAGCAGAGTGATCTAATGTTTTAAAAATACAACCTGGTAAGTTTTGACCTGCCACAATTACATTTTTAATTCCTATTCCTAGACCTTCAAATTCTTTTTTAATATATTTAATGGAGTTAAATGGATTTGCTTTATCAAATTTCCAATCGCTGGTGTCTGGTAACTCTAGCCAATTATATCTGTCTTTAATTTCATACTTTAGTTCATTCATTTTAGTCATATAACCATATTCATTTAAATTTTCAGATACTATACATAAGTCTGGTAATTTTGTTTCAAATTTTGTTTCAAACAACAATTTTTTTAACTTACTAAAACGCAAATTATTTAAAGCCGTATCACCTGATAATAGACTATTGCCTTCAAAATCAATTAAATTCAATAGCGTACAGGTTTTAAGTTGTTTTGGAGTGTACATTCTTTTAGTGTTTCTTATCTTATTTATTATCTCTTTAGCTATGTTCTCCGGCGTATCGCCTTCAGCCTTAATATATAAGTAACCAGGTCTACCTTTGAAATATTCTATTACAGGATCAACTTGTTTTTTATATTTAGCAATTGCTTTTTCATATAAATCAATAGATGTAGAATCTGAATCTTCATCTATTCTGCCTGTATATTCGGGTGGATGCCATTTATCTTTGCCTCTAGCAATTAATCTTTTGATAAGTTCTTCCTGACTCACATCTAAATATATCACATAGTCAGAATACTTTTGATGAAAAAGTTGATTATACGGTCTTTCAGCCTCTTTGATTTCTAATTTGTCTATATCAATACCTTTCTTTTCCAAGTCTTTAACTTGTTTCATATTACTTGGATATCCATCCAAGATCAATTGCTGGTAAAGATAATTATCAGGTACCTCTTTAGCGTGGATATGTGATAACTTAAATTCTTTTAATAATATTTTTGCAAGAGTTGATTTTCCACTACCTGGATGACCAATTAAAACTATTCTCATTTCTCAATATCTATTACATCACCTATACTTATTTGTCCTGCTTTTAAAACTTTGGCACACCATCTGCCATATGTTGGATAAATTTTTTCATTTACTATATCCCAGTCACCATTTAAAAATGACTTACTAATGCCTTCGCAAGGTGGTGCTGTAAAAGTTAATTGAAGTATTGTTTTTCCTACTTTAACTATATCTCCTTTTTTAAAATTATCATATGATAATCCTTCTCTCCAAAAATCTATAGTTATATTTTCTCCGGCTGTTCCAGGAGCAATAGGGTGTCCGTCTGCCTGTAATTTGATAATTTTTTGATTATCATATAATAAAACAGCACGATTAAGTCCTGTATGAGAATTTTGTCTATCTTCTTTAAGACCTGATTTTTCTATATTAGCTGTAGAGACTTGACGCTTTGGTACGCCACCATCAGGATTGACATTTATATATCGTATTGTAGCAACCATAATTATATTTTATTTCCTACTAAATGTATTCTATCTTCTCTTGAAGCATTAACAGCAGTATGTTTTTTAGTAGTATCAATTATATACCAATTACCATCTGCTGGATACCTTTTAATTTTATCATCAATAACAAAGAAACAATTATTATTTGTAATTAAAGGTATATGGAATCTTTTTTCATAATCTTGATGGTAAGTATAACAAGTTTTACTTTTTAAATTCATCAATCTAACTCTATATAGATTTTGTTCTTTAATAATAGAATTGATATAAGGTAAATCAAATAGTAGATGTATAAATTCTTTTTCATCCTCTGAATTACGATTATCGTAAAAATGTTTACCAGCACCAATAAAAGGATCTTTAATAGTTTCTGTACCTTGTAAACATATTTGTTCGTCCCATTTAGGTAAAGTTTCTATTTCTTTTAATATTTTATTCAAATTTAGCATGAGCTACACCCTTAATTTTGTCATCATCTGGACCAAAATTAGATTTAATATTTTTTTCAGGTGGACAAACTGTTATTTCTTTAATTCTATTTGGTTGTTGTAAAACCCAATGAATAATACCACAACAATACTCAACACTCATTTTAGGAACATCTTTATCTTGTACTCTTTCTGTATCTATATAACCAAAATTTATAATTGTTGTATCAATTCCATCATTAAATAATTGGTGATTAGCTTCTCTTAAAGCTTTTTTCTCAACACCATACCGATACAGATACGTATAATCACTAGCAAGAGAACCAATATTAATTATTTTTTTCTTTAATTTACCAGCTTTATATAATAATTCAACTTGTTCAAATTTATCGTGTTTACAATTTATAAAAACATCACAATCAATTAAAGAACCAACTACCATGTTGCCAGTTGGATATACCACTATTTTATCATATTTTTCTAGTAAAGCTTTTCCTAAACCACGTCTTGTTCCTGTTATATAAAATTTCATTTTTCTTTTGTATTCCATGTTTTTATTTTTTCTGAATATGGAAGTTTTACGAGTTTTAATCCATCATAATCACCCCAACCAAATTCAGTATTAGTACGGATATTATCAAGATATACCGATGTTATTTGTTGATAATGTTCTATTTCATCTTGTACTTTATTTGTAAACAAATCTACTATTGTATTAAATTTACCTATATCCCAATCATATGATCCTATTTCAAGTTGACCAAAGGGTCTAGCATTGTATTCTTGAAAATGTAGTTTACCGTTTTTTTCTTTAGAAAATTCTGTTGCCACAATTCTATTCTTTACTGTTATATTTTCTTTTAACTTTTTATAGAAATTTTTTATTATATCTATTTCCTCTTTAGGAAAATTTACGTGTGGAAATTGATACATAAATGGAATATTTTGAGCCATTTTAATGCCATCTCCTGGCACACCTATAGTATGATTATATAAATGATACTCGCCCTCATTATCACATAGAACCTGTGAGATAATTGAATAATCGTAATTTATATATCTTTGTATAAAATCATTTTTCCTTGCTTGATAGTGTTTTTTCAGACATGTTTTATAACCATGTCCACCACCTGATTTTCCTGAATCTAATTTTACTATAATTTTATCATCAATACTTCCTTCATCTAAAGTAGGTATACCCATTAATTTACATACTCGGTCTTGTTCTCTTTTAGATGTAAAAAACTTTAAAGCTCTTTTATCAAATTGTGTTTTAGTATTATACCATAAACAAAGTTCATATTCTACTTTAGTTATTGGTTCTTCGTCTCTACAATTCATAATATATTCAGGTACAAAATCTAAATTTTTTATATAATATTGTGGATCATATAATTTTTCTTTTGGAAGATATGTAGCATATGGCCTTAATTTATTGCTTTCATTAAAAGTATGTTTACTAGCTAGATCAAACATCTTAAAATTAATGCCATACTTTAAACAAAGCTCTACTAAAGTTTCCCATTTTTTACGAGCATTTAAAATAAGTATATTTTTAGGTAAAAGTTTTCTATCTATATTGTCTGCAAATTTTAACATAATGTAGTCTAATCCTCAAATGCCCAAGCCCTCTCATTACACCAAAAACATTTACCACATACTTCAAGTGTTTTAGACCAAGCACATGATTTAGTTTCTGGAAATAAAGTCTCCATTAAATTATTTTCTTTAAAGACACCTGCTACATATTTTTTATCAACTTTTAGATATGGTTGATATGTTTTACCACCAGCTGGAATTATATCCAACATTTTTAAATCACTGTCGCCTGGATCCCTTTTTCTTTCTGCTACATCATAAAATCCTCTTTCTTTTTGTATATCTACTGGAGGATTAGTAGTCATGGCCATAACAACAGGCGCTGAATATCTTGTTGACATAATTGATCTTACGTTTCTGTTTTGTAGAGCTTTTGAACAACCGTTTAATGATCCCCACATAGAAACTTTTTTACCATTTACTGTAGGACTATTTTTTGGATCAGCCATTGCTTCTTTGGCCTTTTTTTGCCAACTAGGATCACTTGTTCTTACAGTAAAGATTTCTAAATCATTAACTGTAGGAAATTTGTTTTGTAAAAATTTATGTACTTCTATAGCACGTTCAGTATCTATAGTGCAGTCTTCATCTTTTGAATGAAAAGGATACATTTGAATATTTGGAAAATTAGTTCCAATTAAATATGTAAGTGATGATGAGTCACAACCTCCTGATAATGAGATTACAACCTTTTCTGGGGGTCCATCTGGAAAAATGTCTTCTCCAAATAAGTCTATTGTCTGTTCGCCGTATGTTAGTTTCATAATATCTCCTTCAAGTATTATTTAATGTCTTGTCTCACGTTGTTTCGCCTTTATATAGTGTTCTTCTAGTTCTGGATGTAGTGCAAATAAATCATGTCCTTTTTCTTTACTAAAGCCATTTTCATCTAAATCTTGACAATACTCAATAGTCTTAATAAATTCTGCTTCATCTTGTTCCTTTTCTAATGATCTTATAATGTTAGGATAGTCTTTATAAAAAGGTATTAATTTTTGTTTTATATCATATGGTAAATTTTTAACTTGTAAGATTTTTGGATATTCTATAATATAGAACGTATGTGCTATACCCATATCTTTTAATAATGCAATTAGTTTATAATTTTCTAATACACTTAAAAAAGATATTACAGAGTGAACATTAACTCTTGCATTTCTTCTTGCTCTCATTGTTTTCATATTATCTAAAAGTGAAGGCCAATCTGATTTCTTTCTTATATAGTCATTATATTTACCATAACTATCTATAGATATTTTCATTACAAATTCTTTGAAGTGGTCAAAGTAATCTCTAAAGTTGTAACCGTCCATATCAAATACTGATAAGTTTGTTTTATAGATTAAGTCTATACCTTTTGAGTAACCTGTTTTTACTAATTTGTCTAATAGTTTATAATGATTTACCATAACTAAAGGTTCGCCACCAATTAGTTTGATTGATCTAGTATATTTTGCTACAGAGGCAATATCATCTAGATATTCTATATCATCATGTTTTAAAGTATTCATTCTATCACCGTCTTTAGGGTCTAAATCAGGATCATATACTTTCTTTAATTTTTTTAAAGATATAGTTCTAGTGTTAGCACTTCTTGGTGTACACATATAACAATCTAGATTACAAGCATTACCAAACATCTTCATTTTAATGTCTAATATTCTTTCATCTAAATCTAACTTACCGTCATCTTGAAATTTTTGAACGGCTCTTAATAACTCTGGTACTTTACTATCAAATGTACCTGCTAATATTTGTTCAACATATTTCTGTCTATCTGAACGACCATATTTTGATTCTTGTTTCCAACAACCTGTACAATGATGTTTAAAGAATTTACCATTATAATCCTCTTTTAACATTTCTTTTCTTAAAGTGTTTTGATAGTCAGAAGTATACCATTCTCTTATTGTAGTATCTTCCATATTATGGCCAGTTCTTGCTAGTGCGTCATAGCAAGGTGCAAATCTACCACTTAAACTAGAGAATACATGTGTGAAAGGTAAAGGACAAAACCATAGTTTCTTATCCTTTAACTTTTGTTCAAATTCTTTTTTTTGTTTCTCGTCCATTTACCTATTTATCCACTTACTATACAAAGGGCTGTCTTTTAGTTCGTGAATAACACGATTAGGACCTGTATAGTGTACAATTTTTAACTTTTCATTTGGTTCATCTAATAACATATAATCTGTATTAAATTTTTTTGCATACATCTTATTTAAATTTACCATATCTTTTCCATTTTCTGTATACTTACCTAACCATTCTTGTGGTGTATTAGTAAGTTTACTTTTCTTTTCAAATATTTTCCAATCAACATAATTTTGTTCGCCATAATATTTAAAGTGTACTTTACCTACATTGTAATAGTGCAATTGCCAATATTCAGGATTAAGTGCAAAATCATCCCATATATGCTTGAATTGGCCAGATTTAAATTTATAAAAACCACCATTCAAAGGTAATATGTTATTATCTTTTAATCTGTTAGTATGTAATCTTTCATTCCAAAATACACCATATGATACTAACTCATCATCGCCAACTGGATGTCCTATAAGATCATCTACATTACCTACAATAACTTGATCTATATCCATTATAACAATCTCATCATTTGGTTGTTGACCACCAAATAAAGGACTAAAAAATTTTAATTTATGCCAGTGCTTTACAATAGTACTATGATGATTATATGGTAATACTACATCGGCCTTTACGTTAGGGTCATCACTTAAACAAATAAACTGAAAAGGTATTGTACTGTTTCTTTTCAGTCCATCATATAAGTTAGCAACATAATCTGGTGTATACATGCCTTTGAAGTATACAGTACATATTTTAATCATCAATGTTTCTCCAAATTATATCAAACCTTTTATTAATAGCATGTATAAGTTTGGCAGTTTTAGGAATAAAAAGATTTGTATCAAAGAAATAGTGCCAATCTTTATCTAACCATTGTACTGGTACTTTCTTTTCTTTTAGTTTCACAGCAAATATTGTTTCATTATCATAACCAAAGAAATCAGCAATCTTTTTAGGAAATATATCATATACACCTATAAGACTTGTCATTTCATTAAGAGTTTCTTTAAAATTTGTAAAATAATCTAATTGATCTAAATGTTCTTTATCAATACCTATTATACCTGTATTAATAACATCATTTTCAGGACTTAAACCTTTTTCTATTAACATAGCTTGAGCATTATAAAATTTTGCGTTTGGACTTCTTATTGTTTGTGTTCTTTCTGTAATCTTTTGAATAGGAGATACTCTTTCATTATTATTTAAAACACAAACACCTTTTGATAAATCCCAATGGTCAAAAAAGTTTTCGTCTGTATTAGGAACAACATCAAAGTCTAGGTATAATACTTCATCATATTTTTTACTATACTCATATAGTAAATGTATTTTAAAAAAGTTAACTATATTATAACTTGTAATTTCTGGATAGTTTTTTTGAAAGTGATCGTAATATTCTTTATATTCTTCATGCATAAAAAAGTCTACGCCTATTTTATCAGCATATTCTTTTTTACAATCTATTAGTCTTTGGTAATGAGTTTCAAATTCATTTTTAGTATTAATATTTGTAAACTCTGTATCTGGTTTCTTTATATGTTTATCAAATAAGTCTAACTCCTCTTTAGGTATATTAATATACAAGGAGAATATAACTCTTTTTTTAGGTTCATTATCAAATAATTTCATTATTTTATTTTCTTAGCTTCTTCCCATGACATAATAGGATCAGGTTTTCCTTCCATTTTTCCTACTATAATAAATCTTGTACCTCTATAATCTGTTACCTTTTCCTCTGATAATACAGTTGCATTACTAGGCAATTGTTTCTTAAAATTTTCTATTGTATCTACACAATTAATATGGCCTTCAATATCAAACATGTTGTTTGATGTAAAAGCAAAGTGTGTAGGTGAAGTTCTACCCCACCAAGGATTTTTCATTATTGGTGCCGGTCCCCATTCTTTCATAGGTTTCATATGTTCGCAAGATGTATTAATAAACAAATCAACACCATCATATTGATCTCTATACTTTTCAAATACATCGCCTGTTATCCAATCAATATTCCATTCAGGAAATATTCTATACTTTGATCTACTAATTACTTGAGCGTCTGTATCAA